ATTAGTGTTCTGATGTTCTGACCCTCGTAACTTTACTAATGGAACTGGAACAAGGTTTTTGCGTGGTGTTGGGGATTTTGTAAGTCCTTGTTTTGTATATATAATATATATAATATAATAATAATAATAGGGGGCGAAAGGAGAGTTGTTCCAGCGTTCTGACTGTTCTGAGGATAGAGGGGAAAAAGTGGGTTGAGGTTTTGCACTCGCAAAATAATTTAAACGATCAGGTTCTTTTTTATTTCACTTTCCCAAACCCTATTTCTTGGTCAGAACGCTGGAACACTGGAACAGAATGATGTAACTACTTGATTCTACACGGTTTTACTTGTTCCAGAACATACTCGGCAATACATTGTCTACATGGTGAGGCACTTCAACACATGTTGAACTCTTATATAAGGATATGGTCGGAACATGGCGCTGTGCGTTGTGTCAGCAAAGAATTCTAAAACTGATGCGAACCCTTGTTCACGCGCGCGAGGACAGATAACTGGTTTCATTTTTAGGACAAAAAAAGGGGAGAGAGCCTAAGCCCTCCCCCCTCAAAAACAATCTAGATTACTTCTTGAATACAGCGTTGAAAGCTGATATTGCCTTATCTAACTTAGCGACATCAGCAAACTCATCACCTTTAGCTTTCGCATTTTTGCAACGAGTTTTCATGGTATCGAAAACGCCCTTATCGTTATAGAGCCATTCCATGAAAGCTAGATTACCTTTGCGCTCTACCTTCTCACCTTTGCGCTCTTTCAGTATCTTGTTACCCTCCGCTACCAATTTCTTATAGGTAGTAGTTTCGTACTTATTGCAATCAGTACGAATTAAAGCAACAATGCCATGCAATATAGGGTTATGCGTTTCTTTAATCTTACCCGCCTGTTGCTGAGTAAAACTAAAAGCATAATCCACGCCGATATTAACTACCTCGGCATTTTTTGGCATTTCAATACCTTGTAATTGCATATCGCTAACCTTGAGATACTTACCCTCAATAATGCAATACTGAATAGCGGGGTTCAATTCTGAATGTTTACGCTTATAACCAGAGCGAATACTCAAAATATCCTCGTCGCTAACATCATTAGGAAAACCCTTTACATGGTCTAAACCCCATGTAGCTAACTGTTTAACAGATTGCAAAACCCCGCCATGCCTATAACCTAAATCTGCTAGGTTTTGGGGTTGATTAGAGTTACCAATTACAGCACCTTGCTCAAGGGCATTTACAAGCTTAGTTTTTGTCATAAGACAAACCTCCCGTTTATGAGTAGAAACAAAATGTTTCTTTGAACCCATGGCTAAATTATCTCTTTATTGACGCTATTTGTCAAGTCAACGGGTGTTGAACCCTTATATATTAGGCACGCACGCTCACGCAGATGCGCTCGAAGACAAATAACTGGTATCAAATCCTCCCACCGAAGTGAGAGGACTGAGTATTACCAATAAACAAAAAGCTTTGAAGGGTGGCTAGACCAAGCCCGTAATGCTTCTTTAGCTTGGCGACGCTCATACCTTACTAAGTAAGTGCGCCCTGTTCTAGCTATAAACCTAACTATATAGCCTCTAGGTTCATCAAACCCTTTCCTACCTTTTTCTTCAACACCAATATCAAACAAACATAATTGTTCCTGTTTCATATCAACTCCCTATTGAAGTGAGGGTGAAGCGCACCCTCAACGCTTACTACAGGGAAAGCTTAGTCGCAAACAATTTTGTATTCGTTTACGACTTCGGTCTTACTACCAACTACGACCTTACGGCACATAGGACTGTCGGACTTCACAGTCGCATCTACTCGGATGTTAAACCCGTCAAACTGAAACCGATAGACACGGTTCAGAGACTGAGCGTAATCCGTAGAGCTAACATCTCTACTGCCGTCTAGTGTGGCAAAGTACCACAGCATGCTAGCTAGACGATCATCCTTAAAACTATCTAGACCTGCCGTATAAAACGTAATCGACGGCTGACAGTAGGTGGCATCTACTCTGCACACTAGTGAATACTCGGTATTACTAAACGATTGCCCGATTGATTTAGGGCAAACCATTTTGATGATGTGAAGCAATTGTTTGCGTACTGCTTGCAACTGCTTGGCGTTTTTACCCAAACTATTACGACTACGGGCAATGTCTGCCTTGGCATCATCTAATAACTCTACTGCTGTTGATACTTTTTTCATGTAAATCTCCCTGTTAACGGCAGGAATTACTGCCATGACTAAATTATGCATTAAATGACAGGATATGTCAAGTATTGGGGGCTTACCCCACCACCCCCCACCCCCCTAAACTGCTCAGATAGTACCTGCGCCCCCCATACCCCATAAGGAGCACAAATAACTCTACGTTTTTCCAAACACTCCCCATATCATTTAAATAACCCTTTACCCACATTTTTAACAATTGGCAGCAAGACGTACCTACCCCCTTCATCATCTATAACACCCTCCCCCCATACATTGCTCTAACCGAATCGGCATTAAGTACTTACAGAAACACCCCCCGTCACTTTTATTCAAGGTACTTGTTTCCTTTAATATTATTTTTAGTATAGAATTCACCCATCAAGGGTTTTACGATGACCGAGGATAGATGGAAAATATAATTATTCCTCACATAGAAGAGGACGTACTGCTTCCAGCCAACGCTACCGAAGCCTTTCCAGAACTGTCTCCAAAAGAAGAGCTAGACGCACGAGCTAGGACTATTACCCTACTTGCTGAACTTAATGGCAACCCACTTTCTCCCACTGCTGAACATGTGGCACAAGCAACAGAAATTGCTACCCAGATGATGAATGACCCAAAGGCTAGACCTGAGTTTAAGAACTATCCTAATGAGACATTGGCTTATTTGGCAGGTATGGTGTCCCAAATGAACGTGCAACTTGTGGACGACCTAGCTGAAATGAAGATGTATGTGGTTAATAAGCTACTTTATGAGGTAGAACATGCCTCAAACACCAAAGACAGGCTTAGAGCCTTACGGGATTTGGGTGAAGTAGACGGAATTGATGCGTTTAAGAAGCGTTCTGAGGTCACAATGAAGGTGCAGAGCATCGAAGAGGTCGAAAAAGAGCTATTTGACACGCTTTCTAGCCTAAAACACAAGGCAATTGATGTAGAAGCTAGGGAGATACCCTCTAAAAAATGACGCTTCAACGCAAATTAACTAAAGAAGACATTGCAATACTTGAAAAAGCAGTGCCTGGTATGCCGCCAGACAAAAAAAGGCGGACTTTAAAACTAATTAAGACCTATAAAACCGAAACAGTACAAGAAGATGGCAAAGAAAACTTCCTTGATTTTATTGACCATGTATATCCAGGCTATAAAGTAGGTGAACACCATGCGAAATTGGCTAGAATCTTTGAAGAAATTGCTGCAGGCAAGAAAAAACGGGTTGTTGTCAATATTGCACCGCGTCATGGCAAATCTGAACTTATCTCCTATCTTGCACCCGCATGGTTTTTGGGTAAATACCCTCATAAGAAAGTCATTATGGCTTCGCATACGGCTGATCTTGCTGTTAATTTCGGTCGTAGAGTTAGGAATTTGGTCAGTTCAGACTCTTATAAAGAGATATTTCCAGCAGTAGAACTGCAAGCTGATAGTAAATCGGCATCTAGATGGGGGACTAATTACAATGGAGAGTATTTTGCTATTGGTGTTGGCGGTGCTTTGGCTGGTCGTGGTGCAGATCTATTTATCATTGACGACCCGCACTCTGAGCAAGACGCTAAACAGAACAGAGCTGACGTTTTTCTACCAGCTTGGGAGTGGTTTCAATCTGGGCCTATTCAGCGTCTTATGCCTGGTGGGGCTATTATTGTCGTGATGACTCGCTGGTCAAAACTTGATTTGACAGGACAAATTGTCAATCATATGGTCAAAAATGAGGATGCAGAAGACTGGGAAGTGGTGGATTTTCCTGCGATTATGCCTTCAGGTAAACCGCTTTGGCCTGACTTTTGGTCTCTTGAAGAGCTATTAGCAAAGAAGGCTTCTTTGGATGTACGGTACTGGAATGCCCAGTATTTACAACAACCTACCTCAGAAGAAGGTGCTTTAATTAAACGGGAATGGTGGCAGATTTGGGAAAAAGATGACCCACCAGACTGTGAATTTGTCATTATGTCTTTGGACGCAGCTCAGGAGGCAAACAATCGTGCGGATTACAATGCGCTCACAACGTGGGGGGTGTTCTTTAACGAAGAGACGAGTAACTACAACATTATCCTTCTCAATTCCATTAAAAAACGGATGGAGTTCCCAGACCTCAAAAAGCTTGTACTTGAGGAGTATAAAGAATGGGAGCCAGATTCGTTTATGGTTGAAAAGAAGTCCAATGGGGCGGCTCTCTACCAAGAATTACGGCGCATGGGCGTACCAGTCGGGGAGTTCACACCTGGCAAAGGTCAAGACAAAATCTCTCGCGTTAATGCTGTATCAGATTTGTTCTCAGCAGGCATTGTTTGGGCGCCAGAGCATCGGTGGGCGAAGGAAGTAATTGAGGAGTGCAACGATTTCCCTAGCGGAGCTAACGACGATTTGGTAGACTCAACAACATTAGCCTTATTGCGTTTTAGGCAAGGTGGATTTATTCGTCTGCCCAGTGACGAACCAGAAGATGATTTTTTATATAAATACGGCAAAAGAAAAGCTGCGTAT